TCCGGTCGGAAAGCACGACCTGATGGTTCGGGGTGACCAAGAGGTCGACCCCACGCTGGCCATGGATGTGGACCATCTGACCGCGATATGGGGCCTGGAACCTCTCGGACGGCAGGGCATGGGAAAGTTCGCCAGCATCGTCGACCATGGCCAACCGGTCGGATGGCCCGACCTCGTCATAGGCCTTCCAGCCATCCTCGGTTAGGAACTCCGTATCGTCCGCGTAGCACTTGAAGTCGTCGACCTGGTCCGGTCGGGCCTGCTCGCCGAGGTCGAGGATGCCGTCCGGGGCTGGTGCCTTGATCTGGCGCGTGTTGTAGGACTGGCCCGACAGCTCGGCATCGACCGCAAGGCGCAGCGTCTCCAAGGGCGCCAGCCCGACCACCCGGTAGGTCATGGGGTTGGCGCGCAGGTAGACGAGGTCGGAGTTCTTGAACGAGGCGCGCTCCTGGTAGTCGGGGTACCAGTGGTAGCGCGGCTCGTCTGGGTCGCCATCCCACCACTTGTTGACCCGGATGGTGGCGCCGTCGACGCTGTGGAGATAGGCCAGCCTGCCACGCAACGTGCGCTCCTTCTCGACGGCCCCGGCGTCAAGGACGAGGACGTCCTCCACGACCGCCTGGATGAAGGTGCGCCACTGCTCGTCGACCGGGTTGGGGTTGCGCAGCAGCGCCGTGATCTCGTCGGCCGCCGTGCGGCTCCATGGCTTGTCGTGGTCCTCGGCGTCGATGACCCACTCGGCGTTAGCGACCTGGTCGCGCCGCATGTTGAGCGCCGCGCGCACCCACTCGGAGTGCTCGGCCCAGTTGCGGAAGAGCTGCGTGCTGGGGAGGCCGACGCGGCCACGGTCCTGGGTGGTGAGAGTGGCCGTGGGCGCGTTGGGCACGCGCCGCGGACTGGTGCGCATGGCGTTGCGGATGGCCGTCCGCGCCACCGCCCCGTCGCGGCCTGGAGAGAGGACCCTGCCGATGCCACGCACGGGCGCGGCCATGATGCTCATGGGACCACCCGGAAGTGGGCGTCGATGAGCGACTGCTGTGCCTTCCAGACATGGTCCTCGAGCATCCGGCGCTCGGCAGCCTTGATGGCCTGCTCGTAGGTCATCGTGTATGTCTCCAGGCCAGCCACCATCGCCCCGACGTGGTCGGGGACCTCCCTCTTGCCATCGCGGAACTCGACCTCTGCCATGTCACCTCCGAAGAGACCCGAAGAAGAAGCCGCCGCCGCCGAGGTCCATCGAGAAGCCCAGCGCATCGACCATGTCGTCATGGCCCTTCGGGAAGGCCAGGAGCTCCGTCTCGAACTCCGAGCCCTCGAGGGACCGGTGGTGGAAGACCCTGTGGGCCTCGTACTTGGCGGCCACGGCTCGTGCGCGCGTGGTCTTGTCGACGTCGGACTTCTTGCCCTCGATGGGGATGTGCGGGAAGTCCCGCATGACCTCCTGCACGAGGGTCGACTGGAAGGCCTGGCTCTCGACCGTCACGAGGTCCGGCCCGAAGGCGTTGAATCCGTCGCGGACGAACTCGGCGTGCCCGGACTCTCGCTTGTCGCGGTAGAACGAGCGGACGAAGTAGTTGCCCTCCTGGTCGCGCGAGGTGGTCACCCGCGCGGTGTAGTCGGCTCGCTCCCTCTCGGACGACGCGAGGTCCACTCCCATGACTGTGGTGTAGGCGTGCCCCTCGGGCAGCTCGTCGTAATACTGGAAGTAGCGCTTCTGGAAGACGTCTCCGGCCATGAGGCCGCGGATGTCGTTCTGGAAGGCGCACATGAAGAGCGGGGTCCCCAGCTCGGCGCGCTTCTCCAGCAGCTTCCTGACCGTCCAGTGCTCCTCCCAGTAGCTGCGGTACTCGTCGCCGTCCTGCGACAACGCCGCCACGACCTTGGAGCGCCAGCCCTTGCCACCCTTCTCGATGGGCGTCATGAGCTTCTCGTAGAGGTCCTCCTCGGCCCATCTGGTGCCCAGCACGACCACGACGCCGTCCGGCGTCAGGCAGGGCAGGAGCGTCTTCCAGAACCACGTCTCGACCTTGTCGCGGGCCTCCGGGGTCATCGTGTTCTCCTCGTCGAGGATGTCGTCGAGGAGGAGCAGGTCGAAGCGCTTGCTGATGATGGCGCCGCCTGCGCCTGCGGCGTAGAGCGTGACGTCCTTGGAGCCGTGCCAGCGGGACTCCTTGTGGAGCCACTCCATATCGCGCCACTTGGTGGGGCTGGCGCACTCGCCGAAGATCTCCCGGTGCCGGGAGTTGCTCTCGAGTGTGAAGCGGATGGCCCGGCTGAAGTCGAGGGCCTGCGTGGCCGTGTTGCTGATGAGCCCGACGCGCAGGTCGGGGAACATGCAGGTCAGCCAGGACAGCAGGATGGAGTTGCCCCACGTCGTCTTGGCCGCGCCCCGGGGTTCCAGGATGACCGAGTTGCGCCGCGAGTAGATGCCCTCGAGGATGAACCCGAGCATCTCCTGGTGGTGCGGGAAGGGCTCGTACCCGAAGACGTACTCGCCGTAGGCGCTGACGCCCTCGATGCCGTCAGTTGACCTGGCGAGCCCCCTCAAGGCGAGGGAGAGGACTTCTCTGCTCTGGTCGGGCGTCGGCCCCACGCTCGCGAGCTGCGGAGGCAAGGTCACGGAGCATCTCCATCGTCAGTTCCGACGACACCTCGCCGGTCAGGGTGAGGCCCACACGGGCCTCCCTTGACGTGGCCTGCCCGTTGAGCACCATCAGCTTCTCCATGATGCGGACGAAGTCCGAGGCTGCGATGACCTGAGCCGGCACGAGGAACCGCTTGCCTGTCTCCTCGTCGGTGACCCAGCGGTCGCGCAGCGAGTCGAGGAAGGCCCAGATGGCCTGGCTGGCCACCGTCACGGCATCGTCGAGTGACTTGCCGAGCTGGTCGGCCCGACGCTCTACAAGCGTCCTCGTCTCGGCCTCGGTTAGGCGGGCCTGGTAGTTGGCACGCTTCTCGGCCCATGCATGGCGCTTGGCATACTCGCTCAGCGTGGACCAAGACTGCATGCCGTTGTCCTTGGCAAGCTGGCGCATGGACATCGTGCCATGCACGAACTGTCGCTCCAACTCGTCCCACGGGTACTTGCTCGGCATGTCAGCCCCCCAGGTAGTCGGCGGCGATCATCTCGAGGGCCCGCCAGTCCTGGTCGATGCCCTCATCGCGGACACGGGCGATGGCCTCGTCAACTACCTTCGCCGAGGCACCGGGCATGCGGTAGACGCGCTCGACCCATGGGTCTTCCTCGTCTCTCTTGCGGCTGATGGGCGGCCGGCGATGCTCCAGCTCGTCCCAGTCGATGACGCGCCTCTGGACCAGTTGGTCGATGCGACCCTTGTCGTATGGGAGCAGGGCTTCCATCCTGGCCCCGTCGCGTCGCGTGGCGAGGTCTGCCATGAGGGCAGACAGGCGATCCTCCTGCATCGTGCCGCGGGTGTCGTTGAGGATGATGGTGAGCTCCCTGGCCTCGTCGTCGTCGAGCTCGAGCACGATGCATGGGAACTCTTCGATGCCCTCGAGCCTGCCGGCCACCCAGCGGTGCTCGCCGTCGATGATCTCGTAGGGTGCGACCGTACGGGTGTGCGGTTCCGTACGTGTCCGTACGGTCAGCGGGTCGAGGAAGCCGAACTCACGGATGGAGGCCCGCTCCTTGGCGAGCATCGCGTCGGTCATGCGGTTGGGGTTCCACGGGTTCGGCACCAGCCGACCGGCGTGTATCCAGGTCAGGCCCTGCTGACGGAGCCCCCCTCCAGCCTGTGGCATACGTCCACCCTCGTGAGCCTCGGGAAGTCGTGCGAGATGCGCTCGAAGAACCACGCCGCCAAGGCCGTCGGGGTAGCCACGATGAGCGGGACCATCATCTTGAGGTCGCGCCCGTCCACCTCGCGGACGAGGGCCTCGAGGCATCCGCCTAGCCCGGCGCCGCCCCTCGGGTAGCCCTCGTGCAGGTCCTCGTGCGACACGTGTGCGGTCACTGACCATGTGTGACCGTGTGGCTTGCCGCAGTCGGGATGCCCGATGACGATATGGGCGGCCTCGAAGCGGAGGGTCGCCGAAGAGGCGTACAGCACGGGGCGCCTACGTCCCCTCGCCCGACCGTTCGGGCTCGTCAGCAGCATACCGCACGGGTGTGGGGTCCGCCATGCGCTTCTCGGGGTACCACGAGCCAAGGACCTCGACCCTGCCTCGCGAGCGGATGACCTGCACGGGCTCGGTGATGCTCTGGAAGGTGGCCCGGAACTCGCGCACGATCATCAGGCGCCTAGGCTTCGCCATCGTCCACCATCGCGTTCGGCGCCGAGGCCGGTGGTGGGCTCACGTCGTGCCAGCGGCCGTCGCGGTGGCGGACGTCGGCCACGAGCGCGTCGAAGGGCACATGGGAGAAGCCCCCGTCATCGTCGATGACGAGGGCCTCGATGGCAGTCTCCGCGTAC